CAATCACTCTTGATTCTGATTCTCTTGATGGTTTTCAAGAGGTTATGGACACAACGTATATCGGTGATGAATCCTTCATCGTCACAACGGCTATGCATGTAAGTAATGTTATATTTCCTTGCTCAGGCATTTACGAAATCAGAACCAGCTTAATGGCAAAAAATGAAGAAGGCGTCAAAACGCAAGTTGATTCTATAAGTTGTTTCTTAAGCGTTTTTGTCGCAGGGGGAAAGTAAATGGGTCAGGTATTTCACTTCGCACATCCTAAAGATAAACTTGAAAATGATAGCAACCATACCCATACTTCAAAGTATGGTTCTGGAAATGGTGGGGGGGATGACATGCTTGAAATTCGCGTAGCTAAACTGGAAGCTGACGTGGAGAATATCAAGGTTAACCTTGCCGAAGCTCGTGAAGATATTAGAGAGTTGACGAAAACGACTTCTGCAACGAAAACAGATGTCTCAGTATTGTTACAAAAAACTACTGAAATTGATGCTGCATTAGCCAAGCGCCCTACAGCTGATTCGATGAAAGTATGGTTTCTTACTATATTACTTTTTTCAGTCGCAATGCCCGTTATAACACTTTTAATCAACCTGTATTTGAAGAAGCCATAACCCGACCCAAGTGTCGGGTTTTTCATTCGGTTGTGTCAAAACTTCAGCTAACGTCTACCCTACGAATATTAAGCTCGAATTTGAATAAATACCATTGACCACCTCGCTGGTTTGTTGTCCGCAAGCATCAACTCTCCCTCCGAATCAGTGACCGCTTGTCTCAAATCCCGACCCCTGCGTCGGTTTTTTTTTGTCTGCGATTCGTCAGCCTCATCACAATATCCATCCATATAAACCGTAGATTTACAATTATTATTAATCACGAGTTGACACACATATAAACCAGTGATTTAATCCATCTAACCAAGACGCACTACGAACCACCAAGGCAGGATGCCCACGAAGTAGCCGCCGACGGCATACGAACAGTCGGATGAGGTGGAGTTAATAACGCGCATCAGGTGTAAACGTTCCGCTGGCCGGCGATAAGGCAAACGAGGGTGAGAATGATTGATTTCGCACGCAAACCAGGACGGCAGCAGGCTGTAAAACTGAACTTCCTAGAGGTGTTCCTTCGCCGCTTATGCTACCTGCTGGCGCAAAAGGGGAATCCAGATGTGTAACTCAACGAAATGCGGGTACTGCGGCAAGCCGGTTAAACCGGAGGAAGTAGTCAAAAGTACCCTTCTCTATCGCAACGGCGCGCAGCTGTCGCGCAAAGAAAAAGAATACTGCTCAGAACGTTGTGCTTCGTACGACCAGATGGCACACGAGGCATAACGTAAAAGCCGCGCAAGGCGGCCCGTACGTCCGGTGCTTCCGACCAAAGTTACACCGGAAAACTACTTAAAAAACCAAAGTTCACCCAATGGGCGCTATCTCTGGCCCAGGGATCTTACATCCAAAAATGAGGATCTGACATGGAATTTTTCTACTTAATTAGGGCAACGCAGAAGTCGGGGAAACCTGACGGCGTTATCTGGTTCAGTGCCAAAACCGAAGCACGAGCCGCCCTGACGCTCGATGTTAATCTGGAAGATACACGTATCGAAACTGGCCGAGGCAAAGACTACGCCAAACCGATCCGCACCGATTTTCCGGTTGTTAACGACCTCCCTGAAGAAAGCGTCGTCGACTTCACCTGGTGCGATCGCTATCAACTTGCTGACGACCAGCGTACCTGGAACGTGATCCCCGGTGCCGCGCCACAGGATGAAACCGACCTTGCCCCGGCCAGCACCATCAACGATGTAGCTCGCCCTGCCGCGCCGGTTACGGATACCGTTGATGCGGGCAACACCTCCCAGCTTGAAAACCGCACCCCGTCTGTCCGCTTAGCCGTCCATCTGCTGGGCGACAAATACCATTCGGAGATCAGCCAAGAACAGCAGATCGTCGCCAACGAATTGGCTATGGATGAGGCAAATGTGTATTTCCAGAACCTGCTGCAGGCCAAAAATGAAGTTCCTGATATGAGCGAACTCAGCCTTCACGCTGAGTGGAAACTGGTGCAGGCTGTCAAAGACGTTTTCCCGCAGCATAAAGAACACGAACCCGCGCTGCTGGCTGCTTTCATGTCGAGCTGGGTAAAAGCAGAAGTCAGCGACCGCGCCCAGCTTATTGAAGACTGGCTCAGCGGCAAACTGCCAATCCCTGAACTAGCCGATGCCAGCGAACCTGGTGAAGATGCGCTTGCTTCCAGTGAAATTGTTCGGCAGGAAGCTAAGCCTGAAGAAGTTGCCCAAGCCCAGTCTCAGGTACAGGCATTTCGCGATAGGGACATTACTGAACTGCACGCTGTTCCTACGCTGTCGTTCCGTCACCGCCTCCTCGCACAGTTTATTACCGAGAAGGAATACGCGTACCACATTGACAATGAACAACTGAATACTGTGCGCCAGCTGGAAATGGACACCGATAACTCCTACGTGCAAAACCTGCTGCTGGCCGCCGAGAATGTCGAGGGGATGAAAAATCTTCGTGACTTCGAGTTCTGGAGGCTTACCAATACTGTTAAGCGCGTATTCCCTTTTGACAAAGCGACGCCTGATTTAGCCCTGATGCTCCAGTTCATGAAGGCCTGGAAAACAACGGACTATATCGATCGCGGCCTGCTCGCTAAGGAATGGATTAACGGTAACCGGGTTTCAACCATTCAGCGCACCGACATCGGCACGAACGCGGGCGGCGGCATCAAAACAGACCGTAATGCAGACTATGAGCATACGTTGGACACACTTGATATTGAGATCGCCTGCGCAACCCTGCCGATGGATTTTGATATCTACAATATCCCCGGCTCTATTCACCGCCGGGCTAAAGACATCGTTGCTGCAAAAGAAAGTCCCTGGAAGGAGTGGTCCGCAGCACTGCGTAAAACTGCAGGTATCCTGGATTACTCGCGCGCTGCAATTTTTGCGCTCATCCGCGAAGCGTCCTCAGGCATAACACCGTTCCCGGATCGCATGACTGGCTATATCAGCGCGACTCTCAATGAATTCAAGCATGATACACCTGAGGCCAGAATCCTCGCCGCTGCGCGTCAGATTGACAGCGCGGCCGTGGTTGCCGGAGTCATTCAGGGCACCGAGCCGTCACACCAGCGCGTCACCACCGCGCAGCCAGAAGTATCCAACCTCGGCGGCGGCATGTTCGCCATCGATGGCATGCTGGATGAAAAAGCAAACCCGGTCATCAATACCCCCTCAAACGAAGTCGCAAAACAGGAAGTCGAGATCGTTGGCAGTGTGCAGATGGAAGAGACTGACCCGAGCAAAGTCGAAGCTGGTAATGCGTTACCAGCAGTCGAAGTCGCTTATGAAGCTGCTGCGCAAACAGTTAGCGTAAGCCCGGCGGATATCCTCGCCGCTGCCACACCGGAACTGACGCGCAACGTTGCCCCCGATCTGGACCAGAATATTGATGCTCTTGGCCAGGATGAGCCGGAATTACCTCCAAGCGAACCAGAAATGACAGAAATAGAACCGGTAGCGGATATTTCCGAGCCAGAGGCTGCTGCAAAGGAGTGGCCAGCTTACTTCGAGCCAGGCCGTTATGAAGGTCTGCCGAACGACGTTTACCATGCCGCGAACGGCATCAGCAGCACCCAGGTGAAGGATGCCCGTGTCTCCCTGATGTATTTCGAAGCGCGCCACGTCTCTAAGACCATCCAGAAGGAGCGGTCGAAGGTTCTCGACATGGGCAATCTGGTGCATGCGCTTGCGCTGCAGCCGGAGACGCTGGCCGCCGAGTTCAGCATTGAGCCGGAGATCCCGGAAGGTGCACTCACCACCACTGCGACGATCCGCGAGTGCATTGACGAGTACAACGCCAGCCTGCCGCCGCAGCTGAGCGCTGATGATATCAAAGCGCTGCTGGAGGCCCATAACGCCACCCTGCCCGCGCCGCTGCCGCTGGGCGCAGCAGTAGACGAAACCGCAGAAAGCTATATGGAGCTGCCGGAAGAGTTCCAGCGCATCGAGTCTGATAAGAAGCAGACCGCTGCAGCTATGAAAGCCTGCATAAAAGAGTACAACGCTACCCTGCCCGCTCCGATGAAAACCAGCGGCAGCCGTGACGCGCTGCTGGAGCAGTTGGCGATCGTCAATCCTGACCTGGTTGCGCAGGAGGCGCAGAAGCCCGCGCCGCTGAAAGTGGGCGGCACCAAAGTGGATCTGATTCAGACGCTCAAGACTGTCCGCCCGGATACCGTGTTCGCCGACGAATTGCTGGACGCATGGCGTGAGAACCCGGAAGGCAAGGTGCTGGTGACCCGCCAGCAGCTGGAAACCGCGCTGGCTATACAGAAAGCGCTGCATGCGCACCCGACCGCCGGAAAGCTGCTGCAGCATCCTGATCGCGCCGTTGAGACTAGCTATTTCGGCATCGACGAAGAGACTGGCCTCGAAATCCGTGTGCGCCCCGACCTTGAGCTGGATGTGGATGGCGTGCGCATCGGTGCCGACCTCAAAACGATTTCTATGTGGAACATCAAGCAGTCAGGTCTGCGGGCGAAGCTGCACCGTGAAATCATCGATCGCGATTACCACCTGAGCGCCGGTATGTACATGGAGACGGCAAGCCTCGACCAGTTCTTCTGGATCTTCGTCAACAAGGACGAGGGATATCACTGGATTGCCATTGTTGAGGCTTCGCAGGAGCTGGTGGAGCTGGGCATCCTGGAGTACCGCGCCACGATGCGCGCCATTGCCAACGCATTCGATACCGGCGAGTGGCCTGCGCCGATCACCACCGACTACACCGACGAACTCACCGAGTACGATCTGCGCCGTCTTGAAGCGCTGCGCGCGGCTTAAGGAGAACAAGAATGCAGAACACAAACGTAGCAGTAGCCGACCAGAACGCTGTCATTAACTCAAACATCGCGCTGTTCGATTCACAGTACCTTAATGCCATCAGCACTTTCGCCCAGATTATGGCACAGGGTGCGGCGACAGTGCCGAAACACCTTCAGGGCAACCAGGCCGACTGTATGGCCGTTGCAATGCAGGCGGCGCAGTGGCAAATGAACCCTTTCGCCGTGGCGCAGAAAACCCATCTGATTAACGGCGTGCTGGGATATGAGGCCCAACTGGTAAACGCAGTGATTTCACGCAGCGGCGTGCTGGCGAATCGCTTTGAGTATGAGTGGTACGGCCCATGGGAAAAAGTGGTCGGAAAATTTCACATCCGCAAAGGTGAAAAAGGCGAATACCGCGTTCCCGGCTGGACCATGGCGGACGAAGCAGGTATCGGCATTATCATCCGCGCAACGCTCAAAGGCGAAGCTCACCCCCGCGAGCTGGATCTGCTGCTGGCTCAGGCCCGCACCCGTAATTCGACACTGTGGGCTGACGATCCCCGCCAGCAACTCGCCTATCTGGCAGTAAAACGCTGGGCGCGTCTGTTCTGTCCGGATGTGATCCTGGGCGTTTACACACCTGATGAGCTTGAAGATCGTCAGGAAAAAGAAATCAACCCAGCACCGCAGCAGCGCGTAAGCGTTGCTGATATCCCGGCTGAATCGACAACTAACAGCGCGCAAGAGTCCGGTACCAATATTGATGGCATGGCCGACGAGTTCCGCGATCGCATTGAAGCAGCTCAATCCGTGGACCAGGCCAAAGCAGTGCGGGTGGATATCGAAGCGGCCAAAACTACTCTCGGTTCGACGCTGTTCACTGAACTGAAAAACAAAGCCGTACGGCGCTACTACCTGGTAGACGCCCGCAACAAGGTGGAAGCGGCGATCAACTCCCTGCCCCAGCCTGACGAACCGGATGCTGCAGAGCAGTTCACCAAAGCAGAGCAGGCACTGGCTGCTGCGAAGCGCCATCTGGGCGACGAGCTGTATGACCAGTTTGCCGTTACCCTGCTCGATATGAAGCCCGAATACGTGGCATGAGGGAGGCGGGAGGGGCAACCCTCCCGGTAATGAGATGAGCGAGAAACAAGCCCGCTGGAGTATTGAAGAGCTGAACATGTTGCTGACGCATAACAACCAGCAAGTGGCAGAGCTGACCGGCCGCCCGCTGACCGAGATAGAAGATCGCCGCCTGCTAGCGAATATCGAGCGAAACTGCTGGGACGTGTTTGACCCGGAGCGTGCCGAATGAGACTTATTAACCGAAGCAGGAAAGATTCCCCGATGGCCCGCAGGGCGTGCGATGCAGCGTTGGCCCGGCATGTTGAACGGTTCGGTGAGTATGCCAGCCGGGCCATGACCAGCGTATACACAGTGCTGGTGGACGGAATGAAGGTAACGGTAGAGGTGGAAAACCGCAGCACCAGCTACGTAGCCACAGCGATCATGGGCGCTCGGCGTCTGCGTGCCCTCGCCGGCCGGATGTCTTGATATCGAATTATCATCAAACAGCGCCTTCCGTCCCTATAATCGGGTGGTGGGCGCAGGAGAACAGAATGGCAAAGCTTCTTAATTTGCAGGAATGGGCCGCTGAAGTGTATTCATCACCGCCATCGCTTTCTACTCTTCGCAGATGGGTACGTGAAGGCAAGATCTATCCTGCCCCCGAGCTACACGGTAAAGAGTATAAGCTCCGCCCGGATGCTATCTATGTTGATCCGAGCAAGAAGAATTTGCGCTTAAAACCGCAGCATCTAAAAATTCCGTCCAAAGGGACTTTACTGGAGAGATTACAGAATGCAGAGGCCAGCCCGTTACGACGCTAACCTGCCCCGTAACCTGACCTTTCGCAAGAGAGATAAGCTTTATTCCTGGCGCAACCCAATAACCGGCCAGGTAATCTATCTGGGCCGCATTGATCGCAGGGAAGCGATAGCCCAGGCCATTGAAGCAAACAGCTATCTTGATCAGAACTATATCCCCTCCAGTCTACTTCAGCGCATTAAAGAAACGCCCACCCTGACTATGGCTAAATGGCTGGAGAGGTATGACGTTATTCTCGAGCGAAGGGAATTAAAACCAAACACAATGAAAGTTCGCAGGAACCAGTTGGAGACGATCAGAAAAGAGTTCGGCACCATCGCTCTTAGCGCAGTTACAACAAAAGACATTGCGGATTTTTTGGAAACATACATTGCCTGCGATAAAAAAAGCATGGCTGCAGGTCTGAGATCTGTACTACTCGATGTATTCAGAGAGGCGCTCGTGGAGGGCCATATAGAAAGGAACCCGGCAGAACCTACTCGCACCCCGGCACCAAAAGTTAAGCGGGAACGTCTACTGCTCGAAGCGTATTTTACGATACGAGAAACAGCAGCTGCTAATTCAGTATGGGCGGCAAATGCATTTGATCTTGCGCTGGTCACGGCTCAGCGCCGCGAGGATATAGCCATGATGAAATTCACTGACATCCGGGAAGACAGACTGTTTGTCATACAGGAGAAAACAGGGAATAAATTAGCCATCCCTTTAGATCTGAAACTGGAAGCGGCCGATCTTCATTTAAAAGAAGTGATAGAACGTTGCAGAGTGAACAATCCATCTGAGTTCCTGCTTTACTCGCCGGTGCGTCGGGGTGGCAGAAAGCCCGGACCACTGACGCCGGATGGGTTAACCCAGGCATTCTCAGATACCCGTGATGTAACTATGCTTAAATTTGGCCCTTACCCGCCGTCATTTCACGAAATTAGAAGTCTGGCCAGTAGGCTTTATGAGAAGGAAAAAGGCGAAGAATTTGCACAGCGGCTTTTGGGCCATAAAAATTTATCAATGACCAAAAAATACTTGGACTCCCGTGGGGCTGAGTATGTTAGGGTTTAGACTGAATATAGGAAATTGGTGGAATTTTGGTGGAATTTAGTGTGAACACCAAAAAAATAACTATTATTCAATTATATAAAAAAAGACCGAATACGATTCCTGTATTCGGTCCAGGGAAATGGCTCTTGGGAGAGAGCCGTGCGCTAAAAGTTGGCATTAATGCAGGCTTAGTCGCCTTGCACCTTAAGAATAGATGACGACACCAGCTTTTCCAGTCCGCGACAAATGTGGTCAGAAAAATCCGGTAATTGTCACGTTTATCATAAAAAAACGCAGGCGGTGTTAACCGGACCTGCGTTTTTTTATGCTGTATCAGGTGATTTTCATCAGCCCGTGCAGAGGGATTTCGCGCGCTCGATAAAGGGGGCGAGGCTCATTTTCTGGCCGGGATGTTCTGGATCGTCAACCTGAATGATGCTGATAGGCTGACCGGTGCTTCTCCCGCTGTCGACCTGTTTCTGCGCGATATCATTGAGCGGATACTGCACCAGCGTACTGGGATTGATGGCGAACAGGGCATTGCCCGGCCTGCAGGTGAGCATTATCTCTTCGCGATTGAAGGCCCATTTCTCTTTGCCAACCTCGAAACGGCTGACGGTAATAACCTGCGGCGCAGCCAGCGCGGCGGCTGAGCTGGTCAGCATTAATACTGCAATCACACTCTTTTTCATTCTTTTCACCAGATTTATTCAAAAAGGCTCCCAGGTGGCAAACAGGCTTACCGCTGCCAGCACCAGCGCACCGATTATCAATTCTGCCCGGGTTAACGTTATAAAGCGCTGCCGCGCTCCGCTATCGACCAGGCTCAAGCGTGGCACCAGAACATACCGGTTCACAAGCGCGATTGCCACCATCAGCGCGACAAGCGCACATTTGAGCAACAGCATGCGCCCCCAGGCGCTCTGCCACGGCCATGCCAGCCCCTGAATCAACACCGCATTAACGATGCCGGTAAGGATAACGCCTGCCACCGCTACGTGACCATAACGGGAGAAGCGCATCATCGCGCCAATAGCCGCAGGGTGGCTCCCCTCACGCGTAAGCTGCATACAAAACAGTACCGGCAGCAGGCCGCCCAGCCACATCGCCCCGCACAGCAGATGCAGCGCATGGTTGATGTGTTGCAGCACACCAGGCAACCCTTCGCGCATCGCTGCGTGGCCGAGACCCGCCGCCAACAGAAACTGCAGCGCCGTCAGCAGCAGCAACTTCCTTTGCTGCGCTGGCTGCAACAACCCGGCAAAGAGGGTCAGCAACGCGAGGAAGATTTGCCAGGCCAGCAGTGAACCCGCTTGCGTACCGGCAACCGCACGCCAGATCGCGGGCTGCCACACTTCCGGCCAGCCACCGGCCATCATCCCGCCCTGCACCGCATAGAGCAACAGCGCGCTCAATGCCGTAAGGATCAGGCAGACGCGCTGCAGCGGCAGGAAGTGTTGAGTGAGTGTCCGGCGCAGATCTCGCGGTGCCAGCCAGGCGCTGAACAGCGCGCTGCCAAATAACAGCATCAGGGCGGCGAAATGAATAAAGCGCAGCCCGACAAAGAGCAATGACAGCATGTTACTTCACAGAAAAGCTGTACTGCCCGTGAGTTTTATGGCCATCGACCGAGACCACATGCCAGCTGACGGTGTACTTCCCGGAAGTCAGGGGCTGTTCAAGCGGCACGATCATCTGGG